GAGATATCCGTATCGTTTGGTCGTAACGAAGATAACAAGGCGGCTGATTATGCCGAACTTGCAAAGAGCAATGGGTTTCAACCGACACAAAAGATGAAGGTTGAGCCCATGACTCTAAAAGCGCTAGTCCGTGAGCGTATTGAGGCGGGTAAAGAAATGCCAACGGAAATCTTCGGGGTTTTCTCGGAGAATAAAACTACAATAAAAAGGAACAAGTAAAATGAACCAAGTAGCAACAAAAAAAGAAGGAGCACTGCAAACAAATTTGTTTGAAGCAGATGCAAATCAAGGGGCTCAGAATATTTCGCAGGAAGATCTTGCGTTACCATTCTTAAAAATTTTGGGCCAACTATCACCAGAAGTTAATAAGCGTGATGGTAAATATGTCGAGGGCGCAGAGCCAGGCAAAATAATCAACACAGTTACGAATGAATTGTTTGATAATGTGCAAGTAATACCTTGTCATTACAAAAGACAATACATTGAGTGGCAAGACAGAGGCACATCAACAGGTGCACCTGTAGCAATACACGAGGCAGATAGTGATATTGTTAGCCAAACGACTAGAGGTAAAGATTTTAAAGATAGATTACCAAACGGTAACTATTTAGATAATACCGCTAATCACTTTGTACTTGTAACTGGTAAAAACCCACAGACTGCATTGATATCTATGAAGTCTACTCAATTAAAAGTTAGTAGAAAATGGAACTCAATCATGATGGGTTTAAAAATGCAGGGTAAAAATGGATTGTTCACCCCGCCTACTTACAGCCACATTTATAACCTATCTACTGTTCAGATGTCTAATGACAAAGGAACATGGTTTGGTTGGGATGTAACTAAAGTTGGTCCTGTTCAAGATAAAAATATCTATGACATGGCTAAAAACTTTGCAACGAGTGTAGGTAAAGGTGAGGTACAAGCTAAACCTGAAGTTCAAGAGCAGACAAAAAAATCTTTGAACTTATAATATCCTAGGTAGTGGGCGCCGAAGCGAGAGGGGAAGCGCCCACGATAATAGCTTATGAACGATAAAATTAAAAAACCCATCACGTATGAGGATTGGATAGATTTAGGAAGGGTTATCATACCCTGTGATACAAAGCAGGCTGTGGTAGAAAAGTGGTCCGACCCTGATTTTAAAATTACGAAAGAAGAATGGAGAATAGAACACGCAACAAAACAAATAGGACTTAGATTAGATCAATACATCGACTTTGATATTGATAACGATGTTGTTAAAAGATTTACAAGCGACCATATAAAATCATGTGGCGCAATATTTGGTAGAAAAAATAATCCTTCAAGTCATTATCTTTGGTCTGGAACATCAGACTATAAAAAATTTGCACTACCAAAAGATTTAGAAAATTATTACAAAGAATATCAACACGGTGCAACATTGTGTGAAATAAGACACGGGGCAAATAAATATACATTGGTGCCAGAAACAAAATACCACAAAACAAAAGAAGTTGTTAAATGGGTTAAGTATGAGGGTATCGATGAGTATCCAGGTAATCTAAAAGTTGATCTTGGTAAAATAGCATTGTCAGCAGCTTTGTGTATTACGTATGCAAGCTCCGGTCAAAGGGATGATTATTGCACAGCCATAGCTGGTGTATTATTAAAACATGCAGAGTGGCAAGAAGAGGATATAAATGATTTTGTGTATAAAATTGCAGTTGCAGCAAAAGATGAAGAAGCAGAAAAGAGAAAGAAAAAAGGAACCTCACATAAAAAAGCAAACAGAAAATTTGGTATGCCAAAACTTGCAGAGATTATTGGGTGCTCTACAAAAACAATAGCAACTATATTTAGTTGGATTGGTGTACAAGAGGCTACAAGTGAAGAAGCAAAACAATCTATTGGGCAGATAATAGAATATGGAAGCGATAGATATTTTGTAAAAATAAACGCTGTAGTTCAAGGTGAGGCCGTCGAAAAAACAATTACAGTAGACGGTCCCACGCTTAGAAATAAAAAATTGTTCTATGACTCTGTAATTAGCAAAGCCTCTGTATGGATACCAGAAATGAAAGTTGCAGAGTTTGAAGAGATAATGCGTAGAAAATATGAAGCAAGAGAAAAATCTACAGAATATGTGGAGGAGGCAGAAGAGGATTTAAGATTTGTAAAACATTTTAAAAATTATATTTCAGAGCAAAAAGCATACACAAGTAAGAAAGAATTAGCATACTTTGGTTTACCTTATTACAATACACAAAAAAATATTTTAGAGTTTAATTTAGATAAGTTTGAAGATTATTTGCACAGACAAAAAATAAATCTATCTAGAGTAGATTTAGTAATTAAGTGTCAAAATATATTAAAAGCAAAGAAAAATCACGGTAAGTATGGAACTAAGTCTTGTGTTTCATGGCGTATTTTAAATCAAGAAATAGACAAAGATGATTTAATTATAGAAGGTGACTATCAGGAGATTACAAATGAAAAAGCCTAGTTTTATGGTAGGACCTCCAGGTACAGGGAAGACATCAAAATTTATAACTAAAAAATACAAAGAGTTGTTAACAAAATATTCACACACTAAAATAATAATATTATCACATACTAATGTTGCAGCAGAAGAAATAAGAGATGAAATACTTAAACTACCTGAAGTAAAAGAAAAAGGTTTAACTAAAAAATCTTTTAAATATAAAATTGGCACAATACATTCATATTGTAAAAGTAAAGCGTTAAGTAGAGATGTATTTAGTTATGAGGACCACATAAGTTTATGCATAAAGGATTCTCGATTTAAACTACAACGAATAAGTGCATCTGATTTTGAAGGAGATAAACATAAATTTTATAAATATATATCCGATGCTTTCGGCAAAGGCATGACATTGAAAGAGCATTGGAAAACATGTGGTGAAAGCAATAGAAATTCATACAAACCATACAGTATAAACACTATTGTAGAGATGCAAGACGAATACGAAAAATACAAAAAAGATAAACAGGTTTGTGATTTTAATGACATGATAAAAGACTTCATAGAGAAAGCTAAAGAGCCTGACATAGATGCTTTAATAGTAGATGAAGCACAAGATAGTAACATACCACAAAAAAAAGCATTAGATAAAATGGCAACTAATACTAAAGAATATTGGTTTGTTGGAGATCCAGATCAAACAATATTTCCCTTTGCAGGGGCTGATGCAGAAACTTTTTATGAATTATCAAAAGGGGCTAAAGAGCTAGAACAGGGCCATCGATGTGGTCAAACTATTAATAATCTATGTAAACAAATTATAAAACCAATATGGGATCACTATGGCACACACAGAACCTGGAGACCTGCTAACTACCGTAAAGGCCATGAGAAAGAGGGACAGCTCATAATAGGAAATCACTATTATTTACCAAATTATACAACTGACTGTTCTCATTTAAGAATATTGTTAGATAAAATAAGAAATACTGAAGAAACATTTTTATTTACGTACCGTGGTAACCCATCAGACACATTTGTTAAAAATTTTTTTGATCAACATGGTATAGAGTATGCACACGTAGGAAATACGGCACACGTACCAAAAAAAGAAATAAGATGTCACAAACTTTGGCCAGAGTTTGCAAGTGGTAAGCCTATGTCATTACAACAAATAAAAGATTTTTGGGACTACCTAGGTAGTAAAGTAATAGTGCATGGTAAGGGTGAATATGAATTTAAAGATTGGATTAAAAAAGATTACACAATTCATGAGTTGATAAAATTAAAATTACTAAAAGAAACTTCTGTAAACGAAAAAGATTTTAGGTTGATAAGAGTGCAAAAAGGTAAAAAAGAAGATTATGAAAAAAGACTTATCTACATTGAAAAAGTTTTAAGAAAAGGTTTTAATTTAGAAGGTGACGTTAGAGTTAGATATGCAAATATACACACAGTAAAAGGTTTAACATTTGACAATGTAATTGTAGATCTAACAAGAACAAGACCAGAAAATTATTTTGAACAACTAAGATTAAAGTATGTTGCATACAGTCGAGGTAGATATGATTGTTGGACTATAGCATCGCAACGTGAATATACGTTAGGAGTAGAATGATTGAAACGAGAGATGAAATACCATTAGAAGAAGTAGATAAAAGAGTTTTACCAGGTATGTACATGTTAATGAGAACAGGGGGATATCATCCTTACCGTAATCTTAAATTAGAACCTGGTGATGAACATTATAAAAAACCTATTTGGCCCTATGTAAAAAAATTAAAAGGGTATCATCAGCATTTAAATGGTGGTGGTAAAATGAATGGTTCTATTTCTGGTAAAAAACCTTATGTTAATTTAACGGTTTACACACCAACCTTTGATAAAAATGGAAGACACGATAGAGTTAAAACATATTTTCATATTATTGTATGTAAAGCTTTTTGTAATCCTAATGGATTAGTTCACCAACAAGATGGTGGTGATTATGTGGTTAACCATAAAAATTTTAAAACTGTAGATTATAGTATAGAAAATTTAGAGTTTGTAACTAACGAAAAAAATTCTATTGGTTATCCAAAACATAGAAGAGTAGATAGACAAATAACATACCAAGTTCACAAACTATTAAAATATGCATAAAGGAGGAAAATGACAAATAAAGAAATGTTTAAAGGGGTAGCTTACAAGTCACTAGAAGAACAGGTAGGTGGCAAACACTACCGCAGCATGAAGATTCAGCCTGCGCAGTTTATCAACGAAAATAAATTATTGTTTGCGGAGGGCAATGCTATAAAATATATTTGTAGGCATTCTATGAAGGGAAAGCGACAAGATATAGAAAAAGCAATACACTATTTAGAAATGATATTGGAGAGAGATTATAATGTGTAATTCACCAGAAGATCTAGATTTAAAAAATGTAGATACAGTTGCGGTAGATATAGAAACATACGATCCTAATCTTAAAACAAAAGGGTCTGGTGCCATACGTAATGATGGTTTTGTTTGTGGTATTGCAGTTGCAACAGATAATGAAACAGCATATTTTCCCTTACGTCATTCTGATACTGACATAGACTATCAAAGAATAAATAAAATATGGCAAGTTTTAAACGATAAGATATTTCAAAACGATAAGATTACTAAAGTATTTCACAATGCAATGTATGATGTCTGTTGGATAAGAGCTGTAACAGGTAAAATGATTAAGGGTAGAATTGTTGACACTATGATAGCTGCGTCTGTTATTGATGAGAATAGATTTAGATATTCGTTAGATGCATTATCAAAAGATTATTTAAATGACTCTAAATACAAGTATGACTTACAACAAAAAACTATGGAGTGGTCTGGTGGCACAGTCAAAGACCCGATGACTAACATGCACAAACTTCCTGCATCTATTGTAAAAGAATATGCAAAACAAGATGTAAGTTTAACTTTAAGATTATGGAATTTATTTAATAAAAAAATTGACGAAGTATTATACACAAAAGACGATGGAGAGCAAAAAACTTGTAGAAAAATATTTGAACTAGAAACAAAATTATTTTTATGTTTGGTTGACATGAAATTTAAAGGCGTTAAAATAGATCGGTCAAAAGCCATCCTATTTGGTAAACATCTCAAGAAACGTAGAGACCAGATAATAAAAGCCATAGAAAGTATTACAACAATTAAAGTTGATATCTGGGCTGCAGCATCAATTAAAAAATTATTAGATCATCTTTGTATAAAAGATTACAAAGTCACACCAAAATCTAAGATGCCACAACTACCAAAAGATTATCTTAAAACACATAATAATAAATGTTTACGTATGATTGCAAAAGCAAGAGAGTATGACAAAGCAGTCAATACTTTTATAGATGGATTATTAGAATACGTGCATGAAGGTAGAATACATGCAGATATAAATCAAATTAGATCTGATACTGGTGGTACAGTTACTGGTAGGTTTAGTATGTCTAATCCTAATCTACAACAGATACCTGCAAAAGGTTATATAGGTAAGAAGATGAGAGAACTGTTCATACCGGAAGATGACTGTAAATGGGCTAGCTTTGACTACTCACAACAAGAACCACGTATTGTAGTGCACTATGCCATTAAATTGTGTTTAACGGGCACAGAGAGCCTACAAGAGCAATTTGATAGGGATGATGCCGATTTCCATCAGATAGTCGCTGACATGGCTAATATCTCCAGGAAACAGGCAAAAACAATCAACCTAGGTCTTTTCTATGGTATGGGTAAGATGAAACTACAAAGAGAATTAGGTTTAGAAAAAGAGCAAGCTAGAGAGCTGTTTAACGAATATCACGGACGTGTACCATTTGTAAGACAATTATCACAAGAATTAATAAATTTTGCAAAAGAAAATAAATTATTATTCACACTATACGATAGATTCTGCAGGTTTGATAAGTGGGAAACAACTAACAAAGAATGGAATAATGAAACAGGTAGATTTAATGAAGTCCCTTTGTATACAGAAGAACAGGCTCGCGAAGCTTTTAAAGCTGAGATGTTAGATAAATTTAAACAAAATAAAATAGATCCAAATTACATGAATTATTTTGAAAGATACTATACACCTGCGTTCACATACAAAGCTTTGAATAGATTGATACAAGGGTCCGCTGCAGATATGACAAAGAAAGCCATGGTGGATCTACATGAAAAAGGTATAGTGCCACATATACAAATACACGATGAACTTTGTTTTTCGACCACGGACCACGAAGCAGAGTTGATTAAAACAACAATGGAGAATGCTATCCCATTAGAAGTCAAGAACAAAGTTGACTATGAATCTGGATTAAACTGGGGTACAATAAAGTGAGGAAAAATTATGGCTTATTTAAACGCAAACATACCTGTGGAATACGCACAAATAAGGAGAGAATATTTATATGATCTTAAAAAACATCACGGAGAAGTTGAAGACTGTGTTATCTTTGGTGTCAGCTGTATTACAGGTCGTGCGCTCCTGTTTCATGCCATTATGGAGAACGGTGCGATCTTTTATAGATTACCTATTACAGCTTTTATTCAGAGGGGCTTTAAACCAGAAGATGTCCCCGTACGAAGACTTGATGAACTTCAGCTTTGGAACTCTTTTAGTTATTATCCTGCTGTTACTTCTTGGGATATTTTAGAATCACAATCCGGTAAATACATTGGTA